ATTTGTGGTGTCGATTCTACGGATTCGTACGCCGCGAGACCCTGATATTTAGCAATAAATTCAGGGTTATCGTCTTTTATAGAGGTTCCTTATCTTTTCATTTTCAACTATCCAAACCTCATCAATCTTTTGTTTCTGCCTGATTACACGATCATTTACTACCTTGAGAATATGGTTGTCGGTGGCATTTCTCAATGCGCTTAAAACTACTCTTGGAGCCTGAGCAATTCCACGGCTTAACATGTTTTTAAGAGTCCTTTTAGTTTCAGGTCCCGAAAATGATTCATATTCATAAAACTGCCCGTCTACTGAAAAATCGGGACATTTCCGTTCGTATGGTGTTCCTTTCATTTTTCCATAGATTTCGTTATACAGAGGATCCTTATAATTGATTTTTGGCAGGATCCTGGCCTGTTTCCCTTCCCCGGCAAAGTGTGAGCATATGGTAACGAGATCTGAAAAGTCCTTCTTTTTCCTGTCAACCAGGCTATGTACCTCTATTTTCCCGCCATTGTCCCATTTGCGCAACTCTTCAAATGCCGGTGAGGAAAAATCATCGACAGCTGTTTTCACAGCCGGCGTTCCGGCCGATCTGAAATAGGGATGATTCTTTGGATAAACACTGCCGGTTACAGCCGGGTTCTGATTGAATCCCTGGCGAACCATGTTGTCCCATTCCGACATTCCGGTCTTTTTACTGACCACTGTCTTCTGAAGTTTCCCTATCGCTTCCTGTCCCTGGGTGAATGCAGGCGCATCGTCGCTTAGCGGTTCCACCCAGCAGCGGCAGTTCCACCCGTTAGGCGGATAGATCGAAGCCCAGGCAGGATCATTGGAGGCCAGCTTCATATTATGCAACGCCTGATGCGGTTCGCGCACGTGGCCATCGGCCCGGGTTTTGTATTGCCAGGTTGGATATAAATCACGCATTTCTTCCATCCGGTTGTGATCGGCAATACGGGTAGCCGTTACCTGGGCCTGGTCATATTCGGTGCGAAGCCAGGAGCCGTTGAATGTGCTGTCAATCTTTGCAGCCTCATTGCGAAATTCATCAAACGACAATGTCTTTCCATCTTTGATCAGGCTTCGGCTCAATGCCTGAACCTCTTCATAATTTTTACAGGCCGAGAAGCGGAAAACATGCGTTTGAAGAGCCTTGAGTTTTTGTCCGTTTTCCGATTCATAATCGACAGTATTCCAATCTACCTTCAATTTTTTTGTTACCCCGTCCATAAGGATTTCATGCGTAAGACGGGTAGTTTGCAGGTCGATATCTCCGGCCTTGATATCTCCGGAGTGAACCTGACGGATCATCTCGGAAGTACGCGCCAGAAGTTTCGTTACCAGGTCGCCGGATGATGGTCTCCCGGCAAGGGTAATTGAAACAGGATGAAGATTACCGTAATAGAAGTCGTTTAGAAGCTTCCTGGTCAACGGCAACCCCGCGTGCGCGGGGCTTAGTCGAAAAAACTGGAAGGAGTTGCCTGTTCTTTTTTCCCGATGATTGGGATGTTGTATTTATCGGCAAAGTACTTGGGATCCACATCAAAGTTACTCAGCATCAACGTGTCAATTTCCAGTTGCTCCTTTGGGGAGTACTCAATCGACTCATCCCAGTCGAAACGATGTCCCTCGATCTTAAAGCCATGTTTTTTGAGGAAAGGGAATAGCCTGGTATTGACAATGTCGCGAACAAAGTCGGCGTCATTATTACACAACGCTGAGAATATCCGCTCGTGAACTTCGCTTTGCGACAGGCTGGATCCATTATCCATCGTCATCGTTTCGCCTGTGATCAGCTTACTCAGCTCAGAGTTACACCGGTCGATCCGTTTATCGTAAACATTGTACGCGTCGCCTTTGGTCGACTCCTGGATCTTGATCTCAGTACCATCCGGAAATAATCCCCAGGCGGCGGCCCCCATCTCCTCCAGCATGGTTTCGATTTTGGTCCGTTCCTTGGGATCCCGTGAAGTGGTGGTAGCAATCCGCATGGGCATTCCGAAGATCTCGCCGAACTGATCCCAGTAGGCCGCCATGTTTTTCTTAGAGAGCACATGGGGAGATGCATTGAGCAGGATTCCCAGATCGGAGGGATCTCCTATGCCAAGACACCAGTCGCCCAGTGGCGGCATGGTGAAGTCGAGCCCTTTTTTCCATTCATCGGAGGGGTCTCTCAATACCCGGTTGTACTCCGGTACCACATGCTCGCGGGGAATGAGTTTCACTTTATCGAACGACAATGTTGGATCAGAAAGGATATCCCCGAACTCGATCAGGGAAAACCCCCAGAAGATCGAATCCATACACAGGCTCATGAAGCTTTTAAACCAGGGAGTCTCGAGCAGTCCGGTCAGATCCGGATTCTCTTCCCAGGAGGAGATATTTACGACCTTGAACGATTTAGCCATCGTTTGGATCTTACGGTTGCGTATGGATCCTGCCAGGTGGGCGTCGATCATCACATCCGTGTAAACGTCCAGTAACCTGTTGCGTCGGGGATTCTCAACATTGATAGCTATTTGCCAGGCTTGCCGCCAGTTGTCGATATCCTTTTTGGTAAGCTGCCGGGTTTTCAGGACCATGTCAATGAGTACCTGTTGCCGTTTGGCTGTTGATTGTTTTTCGGCCAGGTTGTAGGATGAAAAACCTACTGATCTTGTTCTTACTGTATTGATTCTGTGAGTCATTTTCTGGTGATTATAATCGTTTACCAATCGTAGGTTTGTCGTTCCTGGGATCCCCAATTACAGGAGAGGGGATCAGTATCCTCTTCACCCGGAGCGGGTAAGTCGGGTGTAATAAGTCCTTTGGCCACGTCGCTCAGCCATTTGATTGCATCCTCATAGCGGATTCTGCGTGTCTCCAGCCCCATGCGGTTCGGCAGTTGGCTATGCATATGGAACAGAGCGATATCGATCATGTACATGATGATTAGTTTGTTCCTCGCATCTCCATCCTCCTGGGTTGATTCAACAAATATGGCTTCACAGTCGTACCGTTGATTCAGATAACCGGTCATTTGCTGTTGTGCCATCGCTTCGGCCATTTCGCGGGCATCGGTGTCGCTTTGCATGACGATGTCAAGATCGTCGGCCGTGATGAGGGTTTTGTAATCGGTATCGGTTAAAAAGGCCATGTTACCAGGTTTTTGAATGTGAGCGTTTCCCTATTGATCCCTCGAAGGATTCGAGGCGGTTTCGTTTTTGCAGAATCCAGATGGCTCCTTCGTCGGCATCCGGACCATCGTCATGAACTGAGGCCCCTTTTTCAAATGCAAGCGTTTGTTCAATGCCCATGATCATATGAGCCGAATTGCGTTTTGCCTGGTTGTAGATGACATAGCCGCGTTCCCAAAGTGGAGCGATGGCCTGAATACGCATGAACTTATCGGGCTTCTGGCGTTTATCTCCGGCAATGGGGAGGAAGTATCCCCTGACCCTGGCTTCCGATTCAAAATCCTCGTAGAACATATCTTGCAGAAAAACCTCTTCCATGAAATAGTTGACCACTACGTTATCCTTCAGGCTTTCGTGAAAGTCGTAGAGCCAGCGGACAGCCTCTGTAATGGTTGTTTGTTTGACAAAGGCATCGATGCAGTAGAGCATCAGTCCCTTTTTCCCCCAGGCCTTGATCGCCTTAAAGTCGTTCGATGTTTTCGCTTTGTAGGATGGATCGAAATAAACGATGATATGATCCATGTCTTTCAATGCAGGGACCCTCCCCCAGTGGATCCATTCATTTTTAAAGATCTTTCCGATGATCACGGCTTTGTGGAAGTACTCCCGCATGGAGAGGTAATAGCCCATTCTCTCAAATCGTAACTGCAGCTCTTCCGTGGTGAAGTACTCGGGCCAGGAAGGAGGTCCCGTAAAGGTTCCATCTGTTGTGGCCATCACTTTTGAGTGCCAGATGCCGGGTCGTTTTCTTTTGGTTTCATCTGTGTCGCCCACGATCTGTGCCAGGATGCTTCGTGGATGGATTCGGTTTCCCACCATGATAAACCGGCTCGA